GATAGTAGTACCCCCCTATAATAAAATGTAATTCCCCAATGAGCTACTAAGTAAATAATAAATATAATATAGGGAGCTACTAAGTAAATAATAATATTATAGAGAGAGTACATAGAATAATATATATATGTAAAGTGTAATGATACACGGAGTGTAATAATAAATGTAATATAGAGTGGTGGGTGGTGAGTAACTAATATTGTATAATAGGTGGTTGTGTGATATGATTATTATAACGTAGTGTGCTACTAAGAAAGTAAGAGAGTGTACGATAGTGAAGGGAAGATGTAAATGGGTTAAAACATCTATGACTACGTACACTCAATGTTACAGTGTGTATAACTATATTATATCATAGAATTAATATAATATCAAGTATATAGAGTAACACGCACAGGAGGTTGTATAAGGCTGTCTGAGGAGCTACTAACGTGTTTAGGTATAAATGGTCTAGGTGATAGTAAAAAGCTCTCTACGGGGCTCCTGAGACCTCCTGTGGTGTGTCTAGTGTGCTACTAACGTGAATTAGAATATTAACTGACCTACTAACTGAATGGTGTCCTTGTATATGTGTTCATTAAGTACTTCTTCGTTGAGTAGGTCGATTGCTTTACGTCTGTCGTCAATGCGGTTGTTTAAGGTTCTTCATCTGTCTTCTCTTCATTGATGTATACTCCACGGGTTAGGAGGTCTACTATCTTTAGAGCATCGGACTCAAGGGATGTACCCTCTAGCTTGATGTCACGTACCTCAACATAGCCAACAAAGTCTCTCAACTTGCCAACCTCTTTACCTTCCTTACCTTGCTCAGTTTCAGCATCATAAGGGATAGGTCTGATAACCTCAACAAACGGTGTATCTACCTTGTTGTAGATGACTCTGCCTACATTACCTAAAACATCGTTGTACTGCGGTTGAATGAACGGTATCTCGTAGGTGAGCTTCACATCGTCTCTAAGCACTAGGTCTCCGTCTATCTTGTCACTATAGACCTCTAAGGTGACTGTACCGTTGTATAGGTCTAAGAGGAACACCATCTCTATTGCACTCCCTATGACGTAGGTAGGGTCTATCTCGATAGGTGTGGCATATGGTACGTGTAGGAGTACTGTAGTGTCTTTGTAGTCGTATACGTTGTTATACTCTTCAGGAACCTCTATTCTACCTAAATCGTACCTTACTCTACTTCTCAGAAGGTATTTACTCTGTACCTCTGTATTATGGAACCCCATCCTGATAGGAGTGGTAGTTTCACTAATTAGGTCTTCTTCTAGTTTCAATGGGAGCTTATACACCTGATAGATGTATTGACCCATATCCATCGGTACTGAAGAAGGTGAACCATCCGGTAATCTCATCTCCGTAAATCTCTTAGCTGTGATTGCAGTTAGGATACCATTATCAACGAGATACACGTTAGCAAAGTCTGTGGTGCTATCGTCTAGGTCATCCCCGCCTGTGTATTTCTCAAATGCGGAAGCATGAACGTTGATAGTGTATATACCATAATCCCAGTACTCATCTATGCGGTATGTGAACTGTGTGAAGTCCTCATTGAAGTACTTTGCATGTGTTTCTGAGTTAGGGTAGAAGATGAAGGTCTCTGTCGGTTGTGTAGTCCTGCTGTAATCTATTCGGATACCATCTTGGAACTCAAAGCCTTCATCAGCAGTTAGAACAAGTATTGCGTCCTGCCTGATTCTACCTCTTGCATAGTTCTCTCCTTCCTCTGGTGTAGTCTCGATGTTAGAGGTTACATTGGATAGTGTTTCATAGTACGTTACTTCCTCTACAACTCCACCTGTTGCTTGAACATGGATACCTTTAATGTCATCGGACCATATCTCTGAGAAGTTTAGGATGAACTCTTCAGCATCATAGAACATTCCAAAGTGGTCAGGGTGTGTATTCTTGTTGTATCGTAACTCCTCTGTACCGCTTTCCCTCTCCACTGTGATGACTATATCTCCGATGAACTCCTCATTGTCTAGTGTTTCTAGTATTAGCTGTCCTGATTCATCAATCTCTCCACTCTGATTGGAAAAGACGTTTGTAAGGTCTTCTGTGTAGTAAACGTATGATATAGGTCTAGCATAAACCTCTATACGGTCATAGTTGGATTCCCAAAACTCTGATATGTCTAAGGTGAACTTAGTATCATTATCTGAGAAGTACGATGTATCTAGGTCTGCAAAGAATGTCCAACTATCGGCTACGGAACCACCGGAATAGAAGGTGAACTCTATTTCATCGAACTTGTAACCTTGTTCAGTAGTGAATACTAGCCTATCATCCTGTTTTATGGTGTCCTCTGGATGATTGGAAGTGATATGCTCGAAGTCCTCATGATACTCTACAATCTGTTCTCCTGCGGAACGTGCTACTACTGTTAATCTTCCCGGACTTGTTAGCAAGGTAGCATAGGAGAAATACTGGTCTAAGGTGAAACTGATGGACTGTTTTCCTCGTATCTCATCAGTTAGTTCAACTACCTCATCCCTATTAGCAAAGGACATGTGTACATAATCTAGTGTATAACCTTTGTCTGCTGTGATTGTTAGTGTGTAGTTTTTACCAAAGTAATATTCGTTAGGTGTCTGAGTAATCGTAGTATGGTCATCAGTATCGAAGGTCTTGTTTATATACCAACTCATAATCTCACTCCTTTCTCTCTCTTAGCTTATTATCCACCGATAGTAACTAGGATTGTATTGTCACTAAATTCTAGTGATGTATCTGATTCAAACTTCTTATGCTCATTCTTTACTTCATTTCTGTAATCCCCGCCATCGAAGTACTTGTTAGTTTGCGGTGTTCGTGATACTGTAGCTACAGAATCTAAGATTTCATCCTTATATGTCATTAGTACATCACTTTCAAGGTATAAGGTGTACATGCCATTAGGGAAGGTTTCTCGGTCATTAATGAAGTAATACCTGCCTAAGTCAGGGATATAAGCATAGTTCTGGTCTATAATCTTAGAGCTCCTTAATCTGATAACTGGTTTACCGAAGTCTGCAACATCCTTGAAAGTTACATCTAGTTCCAATTCATCCTCTAATACCTTGTTGATTGTGTTATATGGGCTCTGAGTATTATATAAGAACAACTTCATTGATTTACCTCCCATCCTTTGCTATAATATAAATATAAAAGGGTGAAGGGCAAGCACCCCTCACCCTCTCTAGGTTAAGCTACGTAGAATACAACAAAGTTTTCGTTTAAGTCGTTGAAGTATCCTGCATCCATCTTGTAGAAGTTGTTGTAGAACTCAGCAGCAGCGTTGTAGTGAGTTGTTACACGTCTGTCTAGGTTAGCTACACCAACTGCAAACTTGTCGAACATAACTCCTAGGATACCGCTAGTTGTAATTTCATTACCGTTAGCAGTTTTAACTGAAATCTTAGATGTATCCTCGAAACCGTATCCAGTTCCTGAACCTTGCCAGTATGGTACAATTTCGTGTCCCGGTAACTGAACAAGTTCTTTGTGGTAAGTGTTACTGTTCAAGAATACGTTAGAAGCTGAAGCAAAGTCGTTTAGTAATACTACTGACAAGTCTTCTTCAGGTGTGAATCGAGATTTACCTCCAACGTTGAACAAGTCTGAAATCTTAGTCATACGGTTCTTCTGTAAGTTGATGTAGTATGAAGCGTACTGGATAAACTCAGGTGTCTTCAATGCTACTTCAGGTGTAAGTGATTGTTCCTTCTCTGCGTTGTAAAGAGCTAGTAAGTTGATAGCCCGAACACCTGTTCCAGTTAGGTCAATTCCACCTGCTCCATCTGATAAGTCTGTTGCTAGTGTTTCAGCAGTCATGTTGTTAATTGCTTTCATTACTAGGTTATCAGTTTTGATTGTCATAGCTTTCTCAACTGAGTTGAAAATCATAGACAAGAAACCGTTTAGTTGCTCTGCATTACTGAATGACTGTTTAACTTGCATCTCAGTGAAGGAAACTGGAATATCAAATGTTACCTTACTGTTGAAGAACTTAGCGGATACCTTTGGTTGGTGGAATACGTCTTGATTGTAGTGTTCACCATCTTGTAGGTTCCAAGACTCGTTCTCTCTTGCTTCTGGGATGTCTGCTTGAATCTTCTCTAGGATGGAACCATATTCCCAACTGTCCATAAGCACGGATGGAACGTTCCCTTTATACACTCGACTATCGAAGATTACCTTACCGATGTGGTTGGCTAACTTACGAACATATGAGTCTACGTTATCTGTGTCAATAATCTCTTTACCAACATCAACTACGTTAGACAGGTCTTCTTGAATTACATCTGTTCTACCTAATACTTCTCCGGTAGAAGCATTCATTAATTCGTATATCTGTTCTACTCTCATTAGATGAGTCACTCCTTGTATTGTTATTGTATTTCTTACTATATATAATATAGCAGATGTCTCACTTATTTTGTGGATATATCTTATCCTTCTATATATATTATAACATAAATACAAGGAATAGTCAAGGTACGAGCCATGTTATATAGGATTATCTTCTTATGGAACTACTCTTCCCTTTAGGGTAATCTTCAGGAGCATACATCCATTCATCAAAGTGAGAGTTCCTTACTGTCTCATCCATATCTGAAAGAAGAATCAGCAACACACCAAAGAATATTAAGCCTTCCATTTAATCTCCTCCCCTTCTAATACATCCTATGTCAGGGATACAAAAAGATTCCACTTTCTTTCAAAAAGTACGGGCTCTAGGGTTGTACTAACCTACAATATGTGTTATAATAAAGATAGAAAGATATAACAGGAACATATTTAGAAAATAACTTGTACTTCTGTTATATTATAAGTAGAGGGGAAAGATGATACACCCTCTGATAAGGTACCCGAACACCTGTATGTGTTACGAAGTGTGATAAAGTATTACTTTTGCATACATCCACGTTTCGACAAAAAGTCTTTTTTCCCCTAATTTCCCGCAGATGGGAAACATGAGCTTGTTCGGGGGTGGGAAAGATGGGAAATTAGAAAAAAACGGGGGTACGTAGGCAAAATAGATATATATCTTTTATCGGGAAACACGGGTGATTGTACACTCAATGGGTACTCAAAATAGGGTGAATTTTCGACAAATCGAATCTGATTTTCCAACCCGCTACTTAAACAAAAACTAAAATTATATTTCAGAAAGGAAGATTAAAAATGAATTTAGAAATTATGACAGACAAAGAAATTAGTAAAACAGTTGGGCAGTTTTGTAAAAAGTTTAGAGTTGATTACTTAAGAATCTCGATGACTGACTTTGCAGAAGAGACTGGATTAAATATTCAGAACATTAATGCCTTTGAAGGTGGCAGAGCTAACAACATCAAATACCTATATTACTACTACCACTACACGAACCAAGACCATCTGAAAGAAGTATTCAAAAACAACTTGTTCAATATCATTAACTAAGAAAGGACTGCATATAAATGAAATTCAATGTACTTAAAGATGTATTAAGAAGAAAGACTGCAATGGCTAACAAACGACTACAACGATTAGAAGGTAACAAGATGCAAGACCTACCTGCTTACAAATATGCAATGGATATGATGGGTGACCGTAAGCGTAAACGATTCACTTCCGCAGGAGATGACTACAACGAACTACAGAAGGAATTGGCTAGGGTTGATAACTTCCTAAACTCTAAGACTTCTAAGGTACGAGATGCTAACAGGTATCTGAAAGGTATTGCTGACAGAACTGGTATCAAGTACAATAAGGTAGGAGAACTACCTAAGAAGACAGCTAGATTCTTTGAACTTGCTTCTAAAGTTGAACAGTACCTGAAGAACGTAGAAGGTTCCCATCATGCAGTTGGATATGAGAAAGTTTGGGAAACAGTATCTGAGTATGTTCAGGATAACAACATAGACCTAAGCTCCGAAGACTTCGATATGGAAATGTACTTAGATGACCTAATCCAACAATCAGGTTACGATAACATGGCAGATGCAATGGACTTAGATGACCTAGACTGGTTTGACATTGACTGGGAGAACGATAGATAAAGCAAAGGGTGAATTTAATGTATGACTTAAATGGGTTGCAGTACGAAACAATTAAGAGTAGGAAGAAGGGTAGAAAAACCTACATTAATATAGAAGCCGCTTTCGATATTGAATCAACTTCCATGTATATAGATGAAGATGAAAAGACTGCTTTCATGTATGCGTGGGTGTTTGGAATCAAGGATGAGAACTTCATCTACAGAGGAAGAACATGGGATGACTTCCTACAATTATGTGATAAGCTAGTTGAACACTTCAAGCTAAGTAAGGACAGGAACCTAGTAGTCTACGTCCACAACTTAGGATATGAGTTCCAGTTTATGAGAAAGTATTTCAAATGGGAACATGTGTTTTCCGTTGATAGTCGTAAACCAATCAAGGCACTTACTAAGAGTGGAATTGAATTTAGGGACTCACTAATCCTATCCGGTATGAACTTAGAAACCCTTGCTAAGAATCTTGTCCACCATGATATAGAGAAAAAGAGTGGGGACTTAGATTTCAACTTAATCAGACACCATGAAACTGAATTAACTGAAGAGGAATGGAGCTATATAGAACATGATGTTCTAATACTATTATACTATATAAATGAACAGTTGTCCATCTATAAACAGGTAGACAGGATACCGAATACCAACACTTCTAGGGTACGTGAATACGTTAGAGATAACTGTCACAATACCAATGGTAAACGAGATAGGAACAAGAGCTACAAGTACAGACAACTAATGAAGGACTTACAGTTAGACAGAGAAACATACCTAGCTTGTAGAAATGCTTTCCAAGGTGGATACGTTCATGCTAATGCCAATGAATCAGGTAAGATACTAAAGGATGTCTACAGTATGGATTTATCCAGTTCCTATCCCGCAGTTATGGTATCTGAAATGTTCCCAATGTCTAAACCATTCAAGATTAAGGTAGATAAGGATTTCAACTTAAAGGAAGCTATGAAGAAATACAATCTTATCTTTACTGTAAGGTTCAAGGATATTATCAGTAAGACTCAATATGAGAACTACATCTCAGAGAGTCATTGCTTACGATTAAAGAATCCAATCATCAACAATGGAAGAGTGTTCTCCGCAGATGAATTGATTATGACTATCACAGATGTAGATTATGACATTATCAGTCAGGCTTACAGTTGGGAGAATATTCAGATAGCTAACGTGTGTGGGTTCTTCAAAAGTTACTTACCTAAACCAATCATTGAATCCATCATTGAACTATATGAAAAGAAGACAGAACTGAAAGATGTTAAAGGTAAAGAATTAGAGTACGTACTATCTAAGACAATGCTCAATAGTATCTTTGGAATGACAGTAACTGATATTGTAAAGGGTGCAGATGTATACGATGATGGTAACTGGGAAGTAGAAGACATTGAGGATAGTGAGATTGATGAAGTGATTACTAGGCATAATGATAGCTTTAACCGCTTCTTATACTATCCGTGGGGTGTATTCATCACCGCATATGCACGTAGGAACCTATGGACTGGAATCATGGCTATCGGTGAGGATTACATCTATTCAGATACAGATGCAATCAAATTCACCAACTATGAGAAGCACCAACGATACTTTGAATGGTACAACAAGCGTATCACAAAGAAGGTACAACTCATGTGTAATCATTATAACATAGACTATAACAGACTTCAACCAAAGACTATTGAAGGGGTTAGGAAGCCTATAGGTGTATGGGAGTTTGATGGTCACTACTCTATGTTTAAGAATCTAGGTGCTAAAAGGTACATTGTGGAACATGCTGATAGTAAAGAATTAGAGATTACTTGTTCAGGTCTGAAAGAGAATGGATTAGACTACCTGAAGAAGCTCCACAAGGATAATATAGCGGTTATGGAAGCCTTTGATGATAACCTACACATTCCCGCAGAAGAGACCGGAGACATGTCCCATACGTACATTGACCACAAGTGTATTGTAGATGTTACAGATTATCAAGGTAACACTGCTACAGTCGAACCTAAAAGTGGAGTCCACTTAGAGGGTGAAGCCTTCACATTAAGCCTAACAGAGACCTATATTCAGTTCCTAGAAAACACTCAGAAAGGCTATGTTTACAAGGGTCGGAAGCGTCTGTAGCATTGACTTTTCCTTATATTTATGTTATAATATATATAGAAGGTAGGATAGAGATATAAGTTACACATCTGCTATATTATATACAAGAGACTACCAAGAAAGGAGTAAAGCCTATGGCAACGAAGACCAAGAAGAAACAACCTAAGAATCAGTATTACAGTCTGAACAAGATTCTAGGAGTAGAAGCTCACTATAACGTAATCATCGGTGAACGTTCCAACGGTAAGACCTATGCAGCACTCAAAAACGGTATCAAAGAGTACTTCCAAGGTCACGGTGGAGAAATGGCTATCATAAGACGTTGGCAGGAAGATATACGTGGTAACAGAGCTAGAGACATCTTCACAGCCATCCTACAGAATAACGAAGTATACAAGTTGTCCGATGGGAAGTACGAAGGGATTTACTACTATGCAAGTAAGTTCTACTTCTGTAACTATGATGAAGATAATAAACCACTATACAACCAAGATGATATATTCTGTCACCTGTTTGCACTATCAGATACAGAGCATAACAAGTCCATCTCCTTCCCTAATGTTAGAACAATCGTATTCGATGAGTTTATGACAAGAGGGGCTTACCTTCCTAACGAGTTTGTAAACTTCATGAACACCTTATCTACTATCGTTCGTGACAGGAAAGATGTTACAATCTTCATGCTAGGTAACACAGTAAACAAATACAGTCCTTATTTTAAAGAGATGGGACTTACTAAAGTAGCTGACATGAAGCAAGGTTCCATCGAGGTTTACACCTACGGAGATTCAGAACTGAAAGTAGCGGTTGAGTATTGTGCTAGTATGGGAGAGTCCAAGGGCAGTAACGTATACTTTGCATTTGACAACCCTAAGCTACAGATGATTACAACAGGTGCATGGGAATTAGACTTATACCCGCACTTACCTGTTAAGTACACTCACAAGGATGTACAGCTAAGATACTTCATCAAATTCGATGATAACATATATCAATGTGAAATCATAGAGAAAGATGGAGAAATGTTTACCTACATCCATGATAAGACTACACCAATCAAGAATGAGGATAAAGATATAGTCTACTCACTAGAATACAGTCACAAGTTAAACTATTGTAGGAACATCTTTAAACCGCACCACAAGGCAGGTAAAGCTATAGCATGGTTCTTCAAGACTGATAAGGTCTTCTATCAGGATAACTCAGTAGGAGATGCAATCAACAACTATCTTAATGAATGTAAGAAAATGTAGAAAGGATGAAACTAAATGAGTAACAGATATGATTGGGGTATCTACTCAGGGATAGATGGAATACCTTGGGATAGAACCGAAAAGGATGTAAACGTAAGAAACAACGTTCTATACATGCTGAACAGAAGTTTACTAATGTTCAAGTACCATAACCTACCGGATTCAATCCCTGCAATCGAATTAGAGCGTATCCTACAAACAAATGGATATGCAGGTATCACAGAGGTAAATGGTAAGCTATACGCAGTATATGGAGGTCTAGGAGGTATGTACGATGCCTATGGTAGACCAACCATCATGACAGTAGCTAACCCTTGGTTGAAGTTTAACGCTACTCTAAAGATTGATGAAGATGTAATCCTAATGAGAAACGATACTATGATGATGGGTCTTATCCCTATCTTCTCCAAGTATAGCACAATCATGAATGAAAATGAAATAACAATGATTCTAGCTAGTATCAGTAAACGTGTCAACAACCTCATTAGTGTAGCAGATGACAACACCGCAGAGTCAGCTAGAGTATACCTGAAGAAGTTAGAGGAAGGGGATTTAGGTTACATCTTTGAATCTAAACTATTCGACTCACTAAAGACCTCTCCAATGGGCTCAGGTGGACACGTAAACCTAACAGAACTAATCGAGTTACAGCAGTACTTGAAAGCTAGTATGTACAATGAAATCGGGCTTAATGCTAACTACAACATGAAACGAGAAAGATTGAATACTAGTGAAGTAGAAATGAACTCAGATAACCTGTATCCACTAGTAGATAACATGTTAGAGCACCGCAGATTAGCACTAGAAGAAATCAATAAAAAGTATGGATTGAACATCACTGTAGAATTTAACTCTTCATGGGATTACCGAGTTAATCAAGGTGAATCAATTAATACTAAGGATTTAGGTATGGGAGACTCTCAGTTACATCTACAAGATGAAGAGTTAGAAGGAACAGAAGTACAACCTGAAGAAGAGTTAGCTCAGGATAACGAAGAAATTTATGAATCATCTAAAGAAGATACCCTTAATCCTAATGGTTCAATGTCATCTCCAGAGCGTTCAGATGACCTAGAGGAAGACAATGTAGAGCCAGTAGAAGAGGTTACAGAGACACAGGAAGATAATACAGAGGAAGGGGAAGAAGAAACTAATGACGAACCAAGTGAAGTATCCGCAGACTCCACAGGAGATAGCTCAGATGAAGAAACAGACGGAGATGTATCGACAGAAGAGGATGGAATTAAGGATGAAACGGACGTTGCTAGGGATGAACAAGTAGACGTAGAGGACGATACACAGATAGAAGAAGATGAAGAAGAGGAAGACGAAGAAGAAGATAAGGAAGAAGACGAAGAGGAAGATAAGAAATGACAGCAGGGTACATACTCCTGCTAGTCTACCTCTTCACCCTAGCGGGTTACATCTTACTAGACGATAGATAACTAGCCAATGGACATTAGGGGGAAATACAAACGAACGGAGCATTGTCGATGGAAGCATTACTATCAGGGTTACTGATTAACCCATACTTCAAGTTCCTAATCATCGTAGTAGTCCTAGACATCATAGCAGGAACAACAAGAGCAATTATTCAGAAAAGACTGAACTCCTCAATAGGAATTGTAGGTCTCCTGAAACATATGCTCGTTCTAATCACAATCAGCATACTAACAATGTTTGCACCAATATTTGAACTTGGAGTAATAGCTAACACCTTCATAGGATTCTACATCTTCCAATATGGACTATCCATTATTGAGAACTGGGAAGCAATAGGATTACCGGTACCTAGCTGGGTTAAGTCCCACATCAAGAACAAGAAGAAGCAATATGACGAGGACGAGAATCCAATACAACAATACATGAGAAAGGATGAAAAGAGATGAGTTACAGACGAGGATACCTACCTACATTCGTTACTGAAGAAGACCAGTTGAAGGTATATGACCTGTTTAAGGACGGTAAAGGGTTATTCCACTACATGAACGAGATAGAGCCCCTACCATTCAGTAACGTACTCGATATAAGCACAATAGACCTTACATTCATCACCTTTTATGGTAGTAGGGTAGTATCACAACCAGTACAGAGAATCATCAAAGATGAGGTAACAGAGGAAGGTCTGAAACAGGTAGCAACCCTCTTGTATGGTATGTACAGTCAGAAATGGAATAACCTGTACGACATCTACAATGAGAAGCTAGACCTAGACTCTTACGTATCCAACACCACAGAAAGCGTTATTGATGATACTGAGATTGACCACACTCAAGGTAGGACTGCAAGTGACACTAGAACCAATGAAGTGACAGGGTTCAATAGTGAAGAGTGGAGCAATGCTACGAAGGATACCAACAACATAGATGACCAGACTACGAACACAGGAACCACAAGTAACACGAAAGAAAGAACAAACCAAACGAAAGGTTCATTAAACAACCGCATTGACGACAGACGTAAAGCAATCGACCTACTCAACGAAGAAGTACTTAATGAACACATATACAAGGACACCATTCAGTTAGTAGGTCAGTTAATATTCTAATTCACGTTAGTAGCACACTAGACACACCACAGGAGGTCTCAGGAGCCCCGTAGAGAGCTTTTTACTATCACCTAGACCATTTATACCTAAACACGTTAGTAGCTCCTCAGACAGCCTTATACAACCTCCTGTGCGTGTTACTCTATATACTTGATATTATATTAATTCTATGATATAATATAGTTATACACACTGTAACATTGAGTGTACGTAGTCATAGATGTTTTAACCCATTTACATCTTCCCTTCACTATCGTACACTCTCTTACTTTCTTAGTAGCACACTACGTTATAATAATCATATCACACAACCACCTATTATACAATATTAGTTACTCACCACCCACCACTCTATATTACATTTATTATTACACTCCGTGTATCATTACACTTTACATATATATATTATTCTATGTACTCTCTCTATAATATTATTATTTACTTAGTAGCTCCCTATATTATATTTATTATTTACTTAGTAGCTCATTGGGGAATTACATTTTATTATAGGGGGGTACTACTATC